TTGTTGGAGGTAGAGATGAGGTTACAATTAATCAAACGGGTATATCAGTTGTAGACGACGGAAACGGACCAAGCCAAGAGGTTACAATTGCTTCAAATGAAATTATAGTAAGAGATATTACTAATAATCAAGACGTAAGAATATTAACAAACGGGATTCAGTTTAATAACGGATCGTTTCAACAAACCGCTTTCCCTCCAACGGGAGGAACAAGTTTACAATATATAAAAGGAGACGGAACGCTTGCAACGTTTCCAACTTTATTAAGTGCCGATAAAATGGTGACTATAGGACGAAATTCTACAGGATCAACTCTTTACAAAGGTACTATAGTTTATATCTCAGGAAGTACAGGAAACCGACCTAATTTTGTTAAGTCAATTGCAAGCTCTGAGGCTGGAAGTGCGGGTACATTTGGAGTTATTGAAAATGATATCCCAAACAATTCAGACGGAAACTGCGTTACAATAGGAGCAATTGATAATTTGGATACTAGATCAAATGCTAGTCATCCATTTACTTCAGATACTTTGGCCGACGGAGATACTATTTATTTAAGTCCAACGACTGCCGGATTTATTACAAATGTAAAACCAAGCGCTCCAAATCATTTGGTATATATTGGTAAAGTTGTGAGAACTTCTCCAACTAATGGAACGATTGTTTACAGAATACAAAACGGCTACGAATTAAACGAAATACACGACGTTGCAATTTCAAGCGTTGCCAATAATCAATTATTATCATACGATAGTGTAACCTCACTATGGAAAAATAAAAGCGTAACTACAGCCGATATTGCGGACTCAACTAATAAGCGTTATCAAACAGATAATCAAAAACTTTATAACGACGCTACGAGTTCAATTCAAACTCAATTAAATAGTAAAGGTGTTGGATCGGTAACTTCAGTTTCAGCCTTAACAATTGGAACTAGTGGAACGGATTTAAGCTCAAGCGTAGCGACAGGCACCTCAACTCCTGTAATTACTTTAAATGTACCGGACGCATCCGCAACAGCTAGAGGAGTAATTACAACTGGATCTCAAACTTTAGCCGGTACAAAAACTTTTAGCGATATTGTTACTTCAAAATTAACAATTAATAGCACTACTCAAGGAATGTTACCTCCTAGAATGACAACAGCTCAAAGAGTTTCAATATCTTCTCTAGTTATTGGTTTGATTGTTTATGATACCGATTTAAAATCACTATATCAATATAATGGTAGTAATTGGTTTCCAATTGGTTATTCCGGTGCGCATGCATTAGTAAAATCATTTTCCGGATCGGGAGTTAGTTATTGCTCATCAATTAATCAAAATTCAGTTACTGGAGCATATATAGGGATTGCAAATAGATTAGTTGTTTATCCTTTTATTCCAGCTAATACAATTACTTCAACTGCATTATATATAAATGTTACAACTGCAACAGCTGGAGGATTATCTCAAATTTTAATATATTCAGAAACTAACGGAGCGCCGGATGCTAAATTATATCAAAGTACGGATATTGATTGTTCGACACTAGGTAAAAAAACAATAACAACAGCTCAGACGTTTTATGCTGGAGTTACTTATTTTATTGGAGTTCATACTAATTCAATACAACAAATGACAGCTATTACAGGAGCCGGATTAATAAATTTAAATATGGTTAATGTTAGTTCGGTTAGTGGTTATGTATCTAATCCAACTTACGGATCGGCTCCAAATCCTTTTGGTACAACTGCAAATACTACAGGAAACGTCCCTTTTATAGGAATAACGATTTAATTATAAAAAATGGCACAAATTAGAAATGAAATTTATGACAATAACGGACTTATAAGCGTTGAATTTATAGAAGTTGAGGACACTACTCAAGAGGATTTATTAAAGCAAAAAGAGGAGGAGCTTTTAAAAATTTACCAAGAGATTCAACAAATTAAAAATGAGCAAGGAGCAATTTGATAGAATCTTAAGTAAGTGGATCTCACGCAAACTATTAGTTTTTTTAGTGGCTTGCGGTGGTTTATTTACTCAGACATTAACCTCATCCGATTGGGTTGTTATCGCGACCGCTTATATAGGAATTGAGGGAATTACGAATATAGTTGAACGATTAAAAAAATGAAACAATACTTTTTGGATTTAAAACCCTCTTTATTGACTGGTACATTTTACGCAATATCATTCGCGGATGTTGACGCGACAATGAAAATAGTCGCTTTTATTTTAGCCTCCGGTTATACTTTACGCCGCTGGTATTTAATGGAGAAAAATAAAAACAATGAGGTTAAATAATGCCGGTTATTTATTAATTTGCAAATTTGAGGGCCTAAGCCTAACTCCGTATCTTTGCAGCGCCAAAGTCCCGACAATTGGATACGGATCAACCTATTATCCAAATGGTAAAAAAGTAACTTTAAAAGATAAGGCAATTACAAAACAGGAGGCGTTCGATATGTTTAAAATAATAGCGGACGAGTTCGCAATAAAAGTCGATAAATTGATAACGTCAAAAATAAGTCAAAATAAATTCAATTCTTTGGTAAGTTTTGCGTATAATTGTGGCATTAATAATCTAGGAATAAGCACACTATTAAAAAAAGTCAATTTCAATCCTGACGACTTGACAATTAAGAACGAGTTTTTAAAATGGAATAAGGCCGGAGGAAAAGTAGTTAAAGGCTTAACAACTAGGAGAGAAATCGAAAGTCAAATTTATTATGAAAATAACATATAAGGGTGAAATTGTTCGAGAATATTTGCTTAAATTTCCACACGCATCCACGCACGCAATTTGCCGTCTATTGGTTAGAGATTATCCGATCGACTTTTCCAATGTAGAGAGCGCTCGAGGGATTGTAAGAAAGCACAGAGGCGAACATAGTAATCCTGTAAAACAAACAACCTCAGAAAGAACAACTAAAGAAAGAAAACAATTTATGACTAAAAATTTTGAGTTACCAGAATCGGACTACGAAAAGCAAAGCGAAGTAATAGTCCCTAATAAAAACATTTTATTTTTATCGGATATCCATTTTCCCTATCAAAATAACGACGCTCTTAAATTAGCGCTCGATTATGGTAAAAGTGAGAAAGTCGATTGCGTTTATTTAAACGGAGATACTATTGATATGTATATGTTATCTCGATTTATTAAAGATCGCCGATTGAGAAATATGGCCGATGAGTTGGAGATGACTCGAAACTTTTTAAAAAATTTACAAGATCATTTTCAAGCTCCAATTTATTATAAAATTGGTAACCACGAGGACCGCTGGCAAAACTTTTTAAAATTACAAGCGCCGGAGCTTTTGGGTATTCCGGATTTTGAACTTTCAACTATATTAAGATTTGGAGAGGCCGGAGTCCAGGAGGTAAAAAGTAAGCAAATTGCCAAAGCGGGGAAATTGCCATTACTTCACGGACACGAATTTTTTAGCGGGTTTGCGCCTCCGGTTAATCCGGCGCGAGGCTTGTATATGAAAGCAAAGGAAAGCTCAATTATTGGGCATCACCATAGAACGTCCGAACATACGGAGGTAAGTCTAAGCGGAAACGTGACGACAACCTGGAGCGTTGGTTGTTTATGTGGATTGCAACCGGAATATATGCCTTTCAATAGTTGGAATAACGGCTTTGCTCATATTTTAGTGGAAAAAAATGGCGATTACGAGGTGAATAACCTTAGAATAGTAGAAAATAAAATCCGATAATGGAAAATAAAATCACATATATCCTTATTATATTGTTATTTATAGGGTGCGGAACTCGCAAAGTAAACAAAAGTAACACTGAAATCACAACAAAAAGCGAAATTTCTGTCTCCGATACTACTAAAATTGTGACAAATACCGCTTACAATATAGACAAAGTTGTTAATGATTTTTATATTGAGCCGGTTGACAGCTGCAAAGCGATTGTTATTATCGATAGTGAGGGCAAAAAAACTTCCTATCTTAATGCTAAAATACGTCACAAACGCGAAATAACGCGAAATAAGACACTAAAAAACGAGATAGTACAAAAGACTCACAAAGTAAATATTAAGGCAACCACACAAAGCAAAACAAATGTTAAGCAAATAGAACGAAAAGCGTCGATAATTTCGGAGTTTTGGTGGTTGTGGTTAATTTTATTATTGATCTTACTTTATTACCTCAATAAGAAACTAAATTTATTCGCTTAGCGGGAGACGTCTCAGACTTAAGCAAATCAAAGCCACTTTTATAAGTGGTTTTTTTATACCCAATTGCGTATAATTACGAATAAATACGGATATTTATACCCGATTGCATATAATTTGTAAATGTTAAAGTTTTGTTAAAATTTAATTAAAGGCCTTTTAATTAAAAATTGATTGTATATTTGTACTCAGATAACAACAAATAAAAAAAACAAATTATGACAACTTTAAAATTAGAATATCAAAAACAAGCTACAATTTATAATAAAAATTTAAAAGCTATTAAAAGACAATTAAACTCAACGCAATTATTTGATTTAAAAAAATTATATAATTGTTCAGAAGATAGTCAATTAGCTAAAATAACAATGTTAAGAGGAATTGAACTTTAATCAAACAAATTATGAAATCAAAAAAATTTTATTACAGCTTTTGCGTAATTGCAGCGAGTTATTTTTTAATCCAAATTATTTTACGTTATGGACACTAAAAAATTGATCCACAGACACAGAAAGCAAATTGCGGTTTTAAAAATTATCGAAAATGCGCAATCAAAATTTAATTCTCATATTACTTTAGTAAATTTAGGTTTAAATTTAAATTATAATTTAGAGAGAGCCAAAACAATGTTACAAATAGAAAATCGATTATTAACTTATTATTATTCATTATGACTTTATTAGAAAGATTGAAACCGGAATATTTAGAAAAATTAGAAATAGTAAAAAAATACTATCCAACCTCAGCTCAAAAAATTATTAAGAGCTTAGAAAATAATCAAAGCGTATTCGGATTAACTATTGACGATGCAAGCTCAATTTGTACGTTTTTAGACATCGAAACTACTTTAAACAATTTACTTAGCTTATTTAAAGAATAATGAATAAAAAAAACGCCGGACGCAAATCAAAATTTAAAGAGGGAACTCAAACCAAAATAATTAAAAGGTTGATCCCAATCGAGTCAGAAAATGAAATCAAACAAACAATTGAAAAAATCTTAGAAAAATGGAAGAGAAACTAAAACAAATTAAAAAATTCGACAAATGGATGCGTAAAGTGGTCCAGTCGGTCCACTATTCAAACAACGAGAAAATGTGTAACGCTTATCAAAAAATTAATTCGTAATGGGAGCAAATTCAAAATTATTTTTAGAAAATTCAGAGCAATTCGTGACAATGTACGAGCCAACTTTTACAAAAAAAGACGCAATACTTACCGGTAAAAGAATGGTTGACAATGTAATCGAAAGCGGAGAGGTTGACAAACATCAATTTATGGCAAATATTTGCCGATTAAAAGAAGTAATCAATTCAGCCGACTCAGAAATGCGTAAATATTTACC